TGATAAGGAATGGGATTTTATTTCACTTAGAGAGGATGACCTACCATAATGTCTAACGAAAAATATAGTAATGGCTTCACACAGAAGGAATTAAATATAATGATATTAGAAAAGTTAGACAAAATAGAAAATCAATTAGATACTAAATTAGATAAATCAGAGTTTCATAAAATACTAGGATTAGTAGGAACAGTAGCCATAGTTATTGCAGCGTTTATAATGTAATTATGTGCATGGTAGAAAAAAAAGAAGATGGTTCGTTTGTTCAAATTTGTAATTGTAAGCATGGCAGTGATAACTGCAGTAATAAATAGCTTTACAAATCAGATATCATTATACTTAGTTAAACGAGAAAACAGGAGATATAATGGCAATACCTGAACGTATTAAAAACACAATGAAAAAAGAAGGTCTTAGTGGTGTTAATAAACCTAAACGTACACCTAGCCACAAAACTAAATCGCATGTTGTTATGGCTAAAGAAGGTAATACATACAAGTTAGTTAGATTTGGACAACAAGGCGTTAAAGGTGCTGGTAAAAATCCTAAAAGTAAAAAAGATAAAGCACGTAAAAAGTCTTATTATGCTAGACATAATGCACAAGGTAAACCTACATCTAAGTTGTCTGCTAAGTATTGGTCACATAAAGTTAAGTGGTAATGTCATTACCAGGAGCGTATGTTAACAGAAGTAATACAATTGGTGAGTATTGTAGTAATTGCGAATATTATTCTAATAACTATTGCATTAAATTCCAAGAACAAGTAGCACCTTATGGTTGGTGTGCAGTATGGGAATCAGTAAATGAAGTACGAAGTTCTTAGAGTAAGTAGTCAAAAAGACTCTACATCAGGTTTGCTATTTGAAGTCAACAATGGTAAGCGTACATTTCTTTGTTACACATTAGAAGATGAACAACGTGATGTTAAAGTCTGGGGTGAAACACGCATACCTGCTGGTACTTATAAGCTAGGACTACGTACTGAAGGTGGATTTCATAATAAATATATATCAAAGTATGGTGCAGATTTCCATAAAGGTATGATATGGGTACTAGATGTACCAGGATTTGAGTACATACTATGGCACGTAGGTAACACAGATGAGAATACTGCAGGTTGTTTACTGTTGGGAAATACACAAACTAGTAACCTAGTAAACAAAGATGGGTTTGTAGGTAATAGTGTTGATGCATATAAACTTGTATATCCACGTGTATTAGCAGCTATTCAGTCAGGTTTAAATGTAGAGGTTGAATATATAGATTATGATGGTAAGCTACCAATAGTAGCAAGTAATGATAGTCCATCAGATTTAATTAGTTCTAAAGATGTTATGGAAAAATTACAAGAGATAAGTGGCGAAGTGCAAATATTATCTGCTAAACTAAATGAAAAGAGAATGATATAATATGCCAAAAATTGGACAACCATTTAAAAAAGGCTCTGCATTTAGCGGAGATGATGATGTTACTGGATTAGCTGAAGGTTACGAAGAAGGTCCTTATATGGGCGAAGGTGCTGAGGATTATAATCCAGCACAATCATCTAGTGCTGAACGTCAAAGACAATTAGATAGATTATTAGATTATGATGCTCAAACTTTTATTGATGAAAGATTTTCTAGTTCAGTAACAACAGGTGGACAAAATCCTGATTCATTAAGACAGTTTGGTGATGTTGGTGATTTTGATATGGTTCCTTTTGAAACAGAACAATCTAAATCAGTTGCTGCATTACAACAAGAATTAGATGCTGTAAAAAAAGCTGCTAGTAGTGTAGACGCTAGTTTAGTTGATGAACCAATGACAGTATCTAAAGGTCCTAAAAAATTTATACCTACAGGTGACCCTCAAGTAGATGCTATTAGAAAAAAATCTGCTGATATTGATTTCGAATATGAAATGAAAAAAGCAAAACGTAAAGGTTTAACTGGAGATAAACTTGTTACTAATCAAGAATTTTTTAAAGAAGATGGTACTCCTAAAACTTATAGAGAATACTATAACGAAATTATTGTAGATTTAGAATCAGATATTGAAATATCTAAAATGCAAATGGGTACTTCATATGAACAAACTGCTAGAGAAATTAATTATGACAGAGCTACTCAAGGTCAAGGACTAGATGCCGTAGATAGAGAACTTGCTATAAATGAAGAAGGTCTTATGAAAAAACCTTCTAAACGTTCAAAAGATTCAATTAAATATACTGGTAAATTTGATACTGATGTAGCTAGACCAAGACAAGATATATCTGCAGCAATAAATCAAGTACCTAAAGGTACTAAAGAAACTGGAGATATATTTAAGGGTCAAGGTACTTTTGGTAGATTTGATAAAGATTTAGAAGAATTTGGTATAACAAAAGAATTTAGAAAAGTAGCAGAAAAAAATTATAACAATGCTTTACAAAAAGAAATTGCTCAAGTATCTGATAATTTTAAACCTAGTCCTAAATCTAAAAAACCTATTTCAGAACAAATAATGAATAAAGCTAAAGCTAATTTAAATGCAAGAGATTATACAATAGATAAACTTGTAACAAAATATAAAGTAGATTATTACAATTCAGCAAAAGGTAAAGCAATAATTATGGATAATGCACCAAGATTAGATATAGTAAAATCTGAAAGATATTCAGCTGGTATTAAAGATACAAGTTTAAGATTAGGAGAAGGTAAAGGATTACCTATAGAACCAGGAACAGCTAATAAAACATATAGTGTTTCATCACAACCTAACCCTAGATATTCTACAACAGCTAAACCTTCAACTATAGAATATGACAAACTTGATTATTTAACAAAAGGAGAAGGTGATTTTTTTAATCAAACTACAATGAAAAATCAAAACTTAAGTTCTGGAAAAACAGGTCTTGGATGGTGGGAAAATGTACTAGGTAAAAAAGTTACATTAACAGACCCTAATATGTTACCAGAAGGTATTAGTCAATCTGATATAAATGAAAGTTTTGGTGAACCTAAACCACAACCAGGTGTTGGTTCTGGTGATAGGTCACGAGCAGTTTTTAAAACTAAATATGGAGCTGGTAATGTAGTTGCTGGTTCTAAAAATACTAAACCAACTGATTTACCTAAAGCAGTTTTGGAAACAGATATTAATTATCAAAAAGCATTTCAAAAAGGTTTAGCTAGAGGTTTGGATGAAGTAGCTGCTGCTATTGCTGCAAGTAAAGCTGTAAAAGCTGCACAATCTGTAATGAAAAAGACTAATATGTTAAGTATACCAATGATGACAAAAGGTTCTGCAGATAAATTCTTAGAACAGTTTTTTCCAGGACGTAGAAGTGGAGGTTACTAATGAGTAACGAATATAAATTAGTATTAGAAAAAACATTATGGACATTTGTTCAAGCATTCCTTGGTGCGTTAACAGTTGCTCCATTAGTAGGTGTTGATATTAACACAGTACAACTTGCTGCAATATCAGGTGCCTCTGCTTCGTTAGTAGTAATAAAAGAATTTGCTAAAAAACAATTAGCAGTCGTAGATAAGAAAGTGAGTAAATAATATGCCTAATGTACCAAGAATTGAAGGTGGTGGAAAAGGTAAAACAAAACGTATGACCTATTATGATTGGGATAAAAAATATAATAAAGGTTGGTTACCAGGTGGTGCTGATAATCCTATAACAACATTTGCTAAAGGTGTTTTAAAGATTACTACTGGTATTGATATACCTAATCCTAACAAAGTTAAAATGGATAATCCAACTTTAAAAGTATGGGATGATAGAAACGTAAAAAATAATGGAACAAAATTAAATCCATAATGGCTAAATCAACTAAACATATTACAGGTGCTGGAAAATCTACAGTTAAAAAAACTCGTCCTAAAACACAACCACGTAAACCTTTACCTAAACCTGGACCTAAACCAAATAGACCTAAACCACCAGCACAAGCTGAACCAATGCCTTATTATCCTTCAACAGGTTCTAATAGAAAACCTAATGCTATGCCTAAAGAAGATTTAAAAAATGTTGTTATTAAAATTTGGAATGACCGTAATAGTAATAATGATGGAACAAAGTTAAACAGATAATGCCTAGTAAAAAAGACGGTACACCTAGAAAAATGTCATCACTAGATAATCTAGTTGGTCAAGGTTATAAAGGTCTTGGTCAAAAAGAATTAAAAGCTAGAAAAAAACAACATCTAGCTATGCGTGATGCTGCTTTAAAAAAAGGTAACCAATATGAAGGTACTTATAAACAATACTATAAAGTTATAGGACAACATGGTGATAAACTTACTACTGCAGACTCAGATTCTTTATATAGAGAAGCAGACAAAGCTTATGTTAAAGCTCAATCAAATTATAATTCTGCTAAAAAATGGAATAAGTTCTACAATAAATTAGGTAACTAACGTCCGTAGTTTATTCTGAAGCTTTTCTTTTTAAAAAACCTTGTAATAAATCTCTATATGCACGTTTACTTCCGTTAGGTCTACGACCATCATAAATATCGTGATGATACTTACATAATATACATACATTATTTATGTCATATTTACGTTTTTTATTACCACCCATACCTATACCCTGTATGTGTGCTAACTCTAACCACTTATCATCATTACAATAAGCCCATTCACAGCGTCCATTAGCACGCTCCATAGCTTCTTTTCTTATCTCTGAAAGACTATCCATAAATAGTTAAGTACTGTCCTGATGGCATATTCCAGGTTTTCATTACATCATGCCATCTAAACTTACCTGTTTCTGGTGAACCAGCATGAATAAAGTTAGACACATGCATAAACAATTGTGTACTACATTTACCATTAACTTTACCTATAGTGCTTGATTCAACCATAGTTATTAATTTCTCAAGGTAATCAATACTTTTATCAGTAATCTCACCATGGTCTAATTTACTAGCAGGACGCATAGCAAACTCTAAATTATTTAGATTTTCATTAGTACCTAATGTAATACGTCTAGGACAATACTTAGAATTACGTATAGTATCTATACTATGTGTTAATTTTAAAGTTAACGTTAATGTTTCTTTATCTATTTCATATGATGCAAAAATTGGTATATTGTTATCTGTTACACCTAGTAACCTACGACCTCCAAAAATTGTAGCTTGTCGTGCAAGTTTTAATTTTTCTTTATTCCAATCTCTAAATGCTTTTTTAACTTTATCATCTGTTATATGAAACTTTTCTTTAGCTGTTACTAAAGATTTAAACTCGGTATTATATACCATTATTCCTCCTCTAACTGTGCTAAGTGCCAGTTATAATCTTGGACAAACTTGTCCATTAAAAATTTTAATCTTAACATGTCAGGTGCTACATTAAATGTATCACTACCACATGCTTTACTGAATTGACTAGCCCAGACTTTTAAATATTTAGGATTACTAAATATATTTATTTTTAATATATCTATTTTTTCATTCATCAATATCGTCCATTTCTAGTTCTAGTTTTTCTATACAATCATTACAATACTTAACTAAAGTAAAATCTGTCATGTAACTGTTACCACATAATTCACATTTAAGATTTAATATTTTATTAATTTCTTTTTTAAATTCTTGATTAATGTTAGACCAAGTCATCTGCATGACCCCAGTTCTTAGAACAATAATCACAATATGCTATGTCAGTTACTGGACATACTGTTAGTGTGTATCCACAACAATTCATTATCAGTTCCTTTCCAGCAGTGTTTACTACTGTTCCAATGATGCCATCCGTCATTGTAAACTAACCAAGAAGCCACTGCTGTTGATACTTCTACGTTAGTTCTTTTACTTATTATACCTAGTTTAGGTTTTAACCATAACCAAGTATTATCATTGAATTGCCAGAGTCCGACATCTTTTGTACCATTAGTATTAACTCCAATTGCTCCAGCTTTACCTGAGCTTTCGCAGTATATAACACCTAATGCACGTAAGATGTCGTCTTTTTTAAAGTGTTCTTCTACTACCTCATAATGAACTAACACACTTTCTACTTTAGGTAACACGTCAGTACACTCTAAATAATCTGGCAAGTTGTGAGGTGTAAGTAAAATCGGAAACAAACACCCCACAAATACTTCTATCATTAGCTAATGGTAGCAGCTTTCGTAGAAGGTAATTTTGTACAATAGTAATGTACTAACCCTCTCTTTTTACTAGGTAAAGTAGTAATTTCATAACCTTCCTGCCTAAGATTATGTATTATCCCACCGAACCTGTGGCAATATAAGTCAACCACAAACTCCCAATTACTAATTGGTTCATCATCCATAAACTCAGTAAATGCCCAAGCAATTAATTGTGTTTTGGATTTAATATATGCAGGTACTTTAGTACCACGAAAGTATTCAGGTATCATTAGATACCCCATTCTTCTGGAATGTCACTGTTATCTAACCACCAAGACTTACGCCACTTCCCACTATGTCCACCGCATATAGCAGGGTCATTTGTAGAACATGTAAAGTCTGGACTTTTATCTGACTTCTTGCTGTTACGATTATCGTACACCATCTGTCCACAATATGGACATTTCAAGTCATCTCTATACTTATTTTGTTGTTCCATCTTATCTACTATGCCTCCTAGCATATCACCAGAACCTTGCAATCCTGGCGTTATATCTTCTGACTCTATACCTACTGCTGATAACTTCTCTTGTATAGACATATTGTCAAAGTCATCTTGTGAATATTCAACAGGCATATCAACAAGTCGTTCAATCATGTTGAAATACTTATCTAATTGCTTGTCTGTCCATATCTTTTTATCAGCAGGAAACTTCATAGCACTAGCGTATTGATTAGCAGTGCCAAGAATTTTGTTTAGAGTTTCTTTA